CCAGAAGTCAGCTTCGAGCGCACCCCAAGCCCAGACTAAGAGCCTGGGGTCAATGCGTTTTTTGCCTTTTGAACCTCATTATTCATCCACATGGCATGAACATCGACAGTGATTGTATCCATAACGAAATCCATCTCAACGCCACTCGCGGCCAGGATCTCGACAAATTCGTCACCAAGCATCAACTTGATGTATTCTTCGCCCTTTTCTTCAGGGACAATGAGCCTGGCTTCTTCTTTGCCAGTATCTTTGTTGTATACACGCTGCGTGTGCCGGGAAACAAACAGAGCATAGGAAAAAGGCTGGGCACGCGGCACTTCAAAAGTTTTGCCCTGGAATTTTACAATATAGGGCTTATCTTTTGTTTTCCACTCTTCATATGCCGCGTCATAGTCTTTTATGAGCTCAATTTCCTGATCTGCAATCATTTCTTTGTGTGCCTGGTTGAGTTTGGCCATGTTCTCAGCGGACTGTTGCGCTTTGTCTTTCATTTTAAATATTCCCTCCTTTAATGATTAACTGCCGGCAACAATAGGTGTATTTTCATTCACCCTGAATGCCGAGCTGAATTTGGCTACACCACCGGTGCCGCGAGATTCCTGGTAGCTGGTAAAATGACCCTCCAGGCTGGCACCGTTGCCCTGTGCGTTCACTGCGCTGACCTCTGCTACTGCGCCTTGCTTCGCGGCTGTCTTGAGAGCAGACTGCCCGGCGTCACCTACCCAGACTATGCCATCAATATTCGCGGTTTCGTCTACAGCGATAGCAGCAAACTTCTTCGCCAGAATATCGCCGCCGGACACTACGTCTTCCGATCCGGTAATGTCTTCTTCTGAAATCGTCAGGTTGTTCATGGTAAGACTGGTAACCTTGGCAACCGTAACATCGTCAACCTTTACCACAAAACCGGCAAATTTTTCTTCAGTCATGTTTTCACGCTCCTTAACTTCTTTGTTTATCGCCTGTTGATAACAAGCGATACGAATAGTGGGCTGACCATTCTGCCCTATTTTTGCTGTCACGGCCTATAGGGGCCGGACTGGTAACTACATAAAAATCTGTAACGCTTTGGCCGCTTAACACACCGCTTAGACCAACCAACTCCTTATGTATTGCGATAGCCTTAGCCCTGGCTGCAGAATTAGATTCATTTCTTACAAGCACCTGAAGCCCGCATAAATCTACCGCCAGCGCGTGTGATTCGGGCAAAACAGGCGCCGATTCATTGTGGAGGGTTAACAGGTTATCAGGAGAATCCGGCTGATAGTCTACAGTTACAGCAGAGCTTGTTGTATAGCCATTGGCAGTTAGATATGCCGCTATTTCGGTTGCTATCATCTCAGCGCATCGCCTCCCTCCCTGGCTAATTCTTTTTGCAGTGTTGGTCCTGCTAAACGGTTAAAGGGATCTGCCAGGTAACGCATTTTTCTGCCACGCTGGAAGTTGGCATTGTTTTCATGCCAGCGCCGGGCATATGGAATCCTTGCCATCCCAGTGCCGTCTCCACCACCAAAACTGACACAGCCTTCAGGCCTGTCTCCCGGGGCCATGAATACCTTCCCGGACCTAAGCAAAAAGCCGTCTCTAAGCGGCACTTCATTGTTAGCCGCCGCCAAAATCACTGCACCGGTGTTCTGGACGGCCTTTCTGGTTGCGCCATCCATTTTTGCGGCTGCTTCAGGGCCTCGCCATGTCTTCCATCCAGCCATTAGCTATCACCTTCCGGCACAAGCCAGCGTTCATCACAATCTTCAGCAGTACAAAGCATCTCCAAATATCCTTCCGGCGTATCGGATCCGCTTACGTCTACTGCCTCTTTATGGCCATTCGGGCACTCATCATAAGGCCTTAGATCCGCTATTAATTCCGGCCTGCATAGAGCAACCATGCCGCATTCATCCTCAATACACTTGGACTTTTCTTTGTTTGCGATACTCCACAATGGGCATAACATTACTCTATTGCCACCTCACGATGATGTGTTTTTCCTGTCCTGGGATCATCTATCGGGTCTATGCGAATCATGGTCGACTTAACCCTGCTGTAGGGTTGTGTTTGTTCGACTTCCCAGTAAATATCCTTACCGCTGTCATCTATCGGCGCATCCGGATACATGAACACAACGGCTGAGGCAGTTACCTCTTCACCCTTCTTGTCCCTTACAACCTTATTGCCCCACTGAAAGAAGCAGGGAACATTGGTGTAAGTAGCAAGCGTAGTCCAGTCACCTTCCATATTGCGGCCCAGCTTGCGAACCGTTGCCTTATGAGTCATCAGTCTTTTAAGTTTCGGATGCATCGCTGTCCACCGCCCTATGTGTTAAGGTGGCGCTTCTGTTAACAATACCGGCAGTATTTAGCATCACATCGGCTAAGTTCATTTCTTCCGGAATAACCTGCCCCTTCTGGCCATGTTCGGTAACAGAGAACCGACCTAAAGAGACGCTGGCTGCGCTTGGCGAGATATCGCCGTTATCGACAAGAAAAGCTACCATCTGGGACACCCATTCCCTGACTGCCGCTTTTTGATAATTGGCAAGCCCGTCCATGTCGAGTTTCCATCCATCAGATCCACGTTCATAATGGCCAATCCTGGCATCGAGCAACATACACGCCCGGTTAAGCCTGGCGGCTGTAGCTTCAGCCTGATCTCTGCCTGTGATTTGCGCATACTCAACTGCCGTCAAATACATGTCAACTCAGCTCCGGTTCTAACAGATTTTCCTCCGGGTCAGGCATCAGACCGGCTTCCTTTAACCGTTCCGTTATCTCTGCCTTAGTGCCCCACATCGGCAGGCCGTTATCTCTTGCAATGTCCCTTAGTTCGGCCACTGTGAGTTCGGTTTCCTCGACAGTTTTAGTCTCTGGCTTCAGCTCTGCCGGTTTTTCTGCCTTTGGTTTTTCTGGTTTGCCGACTATCTTGGCCAGACCGGATTTCTCCCATCTCTTGGCCATGATCTCCTCAACGTGAATTACGTCACCGGGACGAACAAGCCACTGTGTTGAGCCAATCATCTTTACCCTTACTTTTGGCTTGGGCATTGTATCACCAACTTTAAGTTAATAGAGGGGCCCATAAGAGCCCCTCTTGGTTACTTTTATTGTGCGTGTCTTAGCTGCCGGCCGATTGACCATAAACAGCGAACGGATAGCGCTCTTCTTCTGTTTCCTTGAGGCGGTTAACCGGGTTCGGCACCTGCCAGGCGATGCGCATGACAGCCCTAAGGCCAACCATGTCATTCTGGGCCAGGTTATAAAGAATCTCTCCGGTTGTCGGATCCTGAATAACTGCTTCGGTCAGGATTTTCCATGTGATATCTTGACGAAGCGACCATACAAGCTGGCGCCAGTCACCGGAAATGAGCTGGCCGAGCTCAGGAATCATTGCTCCGTTACGCGGAAAGACGATCTGTTCGCCGTCCAGTTCATACCTAGTAGCGCCCTGCACGCCTTCTTTATACTGCGATTTGAAGATCGGGTTTCCGGCAGTGTCGCGGATACCGCGCAGTTTGCCTCTCATGGTCAATGCGGCAGCGTGACCGCTCACCATGAAGCCGTCTTCTTCCACCTTTGCGATTACACCATCTTCACCTAAAAGCTCATCGTAAAGATCGGTATTTGCGCCCAGCGAACCGGGAACAACCAGGTTGCCGGCAGATTCGGCTGCGGTTGTGATGTTGGTAGGCCATGCAGCTGGAGCATTGATGCCATAAAATACAGCCTGATCGAATGCCAGACCAAAGGCTTCGACCAACTTCGGCTTCACTTCACCCCAAAGGTCATAATCGACATCAGCGATTACGGCTTCAGGTAAAGCCACGATGACAGCCAGTTCCTCGGCGTCAAGGTACTTATTCTCCCACAGCTGACGGGTCAGCCGCTTGCGGGCGATATCAGAAGCATCGCTTCTCTGGGTCGGCCCAGGGTTCAGGAAGTATGCGGTCGGTAAAACCGAAAGCACCGGAATCCTTCTTTGTGCCTTGCTCATGTTAGGGGCACAGTAAGCCAGGGTCATTACTGCACTCTGCTCAGGTAAAACCTGCATGATTTCCTTTTGAAACTCTTCAGGCATCAGCGCTTCAGCGCCAGAACGGGGAATGTAAGTCATTTAAGTCATCTCCTTTTAGTTAGGCTTTCCCGGCCGCCTTCCGGATCATGTCATTGAACGATGTCTTTGACTGTCCCCCGGAACTGCCGCCGGAATCACCTGTGTTTGTTGAATCTCCTGCTGTTCCTTTCAGGTGCGGCTTGGCTGCAATCAATGCTTCCACCGCCTCCTTTGCTCCCGTAACATTACCATCATCATCGACCTTTAAATCAGAGCGATTAACCAATGCTACAGCGTCAGACGGATCCGCGAATCCAGCTTGGGAAGCAAATACCTTCAGTTCGGCATTGATGAGCCGTGTATTTGCCTTATCAAGAGCAGCCTGACTCGTGCTCTCTGCCTTTTTCCTGGCCTCGCGTTCCTTTTCCAACTCAGACTTGTTTGCTTCTTCGATTTCCTTGGCCTTGGCAGCTGCTGTTTTCATCGCGTCTAAGCCTTCGAAACCAAGTTCTTTGGCCATGGCTTCAAGTTCAGTTTTGGTAGATCTGGCTATTCTGGCATCAAACGCCGCCTTGTCTGGAAACGTTGCAAAAGGCTTATCGTCTTTACCGGAGTCTCCCGACTGTTCACCGCCGTCGTTCGCGTCATTGTCTCCGGAGCCCTCACCGTCACCATCGCCGTCGTTATCGGAACCGCCACCACCCGCAAAGCAAGCCCATACTGGAACATCGTGAAACATAGAAAACAATTTTTTCATTTTGATCACCTTTCCGATTAATTTTTACCGCGGCATCGTAGCCGCAACCGGTACTTATACCGCGCCTCTCGTTGGCGCATTCCAGGCTAAAAAGATAAAACCAGCAATGCCTGTAATCGCTGGTCTCAAGATAAAATGTTTATATAAAAAAACCACCCGTTAAGAGTGGTTTATCGTTTTTAAGCCGGCAGTGTCCAGACTTCTCTCCAGCGCCTTAATTTTAGTGCTATCCACCTGAGAATCATGTTATCAGCCCCTTTAATACAGCCGCGCAGTTATCCCCGGCCTTTCCTCTTGTATGCTCAGGGCAGATGCTTTCAATAAATTCCTGTTCCTGCTGCTGCATACCCTTGTTTAAGGCCACATCAATCAGCTCCACCAAATGCGCCATGTCTTTCGCATGATAACCTATCCCTTTTTCGTAGATTTGATATTCCAAATTACCCGGGTCACTCTTAAAATGAGCCAGGACATCGTTTTTGCATAACCAGTCCGGGAATATTACCGGCTTTCCAAGTATCCACGCTTCATATAGCGTGCTTCCGGCATCGGCAATCACTACATCGGCATCTACCAGCTCCTGCAAGCTTATGTCGTGGTTTTGTTTGGCATTCATTCTAGTGGTAGGGTGCATTGCCAAACAGGTTTCATATTCTTCCGGGATTTCATTAATCAGATCAACGCACCAGGGATAGCTGCTCCTGCCTTTATGCCTGTAATTGTAACCATGAGTTGGTGCCCAGACTACATATGGTTTATCTCTTTTCTGCTTTTGGTATTCGCCCCAGAATACAGGGTCTAACTTGGTATAACCGGTAACAAATATTTCCCCTTCAAACCCGCCTGCCTCAATCCGCTCTTTCCAGGCAGGGCCGGGAACCATGACATAGCTGTAATCTTCTATCTTATCTGCAGTCCAGTAGTTTTTATCGCCTATACCATGAGAATAAAATACATCTTTAGGGCCTACTTCTGCCTTACCCTGCTGGTTTATCCGGTAGCTGCTGAAAAACCTTACGTTAATACTTACGGTTGGCCTTGATGCATAGCCGGCATTTACGCCTAATTTACGCAATCCTGCAAGCATAGGGTCAGCTAAAGCCTCAATTGCGTGCCGGTAAGCGTGCCCTGCGTGCTGGTTACGATCGTCAAAAACCATATTTACGGCTTCACCGACTAGAGGCATGTATTTTTCATTATTTTCACGGTTAACTCGTAAGCCTGTTGTGGTCCGGATACTCCTGAATTTCATTGAATTGGTATCTATCCTGATCTTGGTTACCTTTCCCGGCTTAAATGTGTAACCCTCGACCTCGATCGGAAAGTGTCTGCGGTTAAATACCGTAACTTCTGTGTGCATCGGATCGCCCCTTGTTTAGTGCATTTTTAAAATTTTCCACAAGAGGGCAGTTTGGCTCGTGTTGCCCTCCTTCATCTTGTTTGCAGGTAGGGCAGCCGCGGTTAATCTCATCGTAGATATCCTGTATCACATTACAGCCCCCTCGCAATTAATACCTGGCTATCTAACATTTCCCCACCCTCTGCTATATCGACTACAAACCGGGCTAATTCTTCCGGCTGCATCATGTTTTCAAAGTCATCGTCAGGATAGATTTGTCTTCTTAAGTCTGTATTACAGGCTCCTGGTGCTATGCAGTAAACTTTTATCCCGTAGGGTCTAACCTCTTCTGCCAGACTTAAGCTAAAGCTAATCACCGCCGCCTTGCTGGCTGCGTATGCGGATCTTCCCGGCCTGGGTGTTAGCATGCCCGAAGTAGAGGCAATATTGATTATCTTGCCGGGCTCATTCTTTGCCCTGAGCAGCTTAATATACTCCTTGCAGCAATAAAAAACCCCGTGTAGATTTACGGCAAATTGTTTTTCCCAGTCTTCAGGAGTGAGTTCAAGCACACTACCAAGCTCTACTACACCGGCATTGTTGATTAATACTTTCGGAAGTTTAGTGTCAGGATGATAGAATCCTTCAAATTCCCTCTTAATAGAGTTGTAGTCAGCTACATCGACATCGTTCCAGCGTGAAAATCCGTAATACATATAACCACGACTACAGAATTCTTTTGCTATAGCCGCTCCTATTCCTCTGCTGGAACCGGTTATGATAGGGTGCACATTATTCACCCCTATTCAGGCGGCCCTGGTATATTGCTTCTGCAATCACCAAATCCAGCGGTGTAGTAATTTTAATGTTTTCCTCAATACCCGGCACTAATAAAGGTTTTAGCTCTGTAGCCTGAATAACCAGAGCTGCATCGTCTGTGGTATTCTCCAGGTAGGTTAGTTGGTGTGCATGCCTTAATAGTTTAGTCTTATATTTTTGGGGCATCTGCACCTGGCCAACACTGTCACGGTCTATATATTCGCCGTCCCTGGTTAATGCTGTTGACAAAGGGCTTATCCAGGGCGTTACAAAGTCTCCATCTGTGTTGATGACTGTT